CACGAAAAACGATTTCAATGTCATTGGTGCCGGTGGAATACGGCTTCCCCTTCGATGGGATAAAAAAATCCAGGGGGGGGTCTCGAGAGACCTCCCCCTCGGGGGTTGTGCTTTTCGAGCACAACCCCACGTTATCGAGGAGAAGGGTACTCCTCCCCGCAAACTTCTTTTCATTTCTGAAGAAAGCGGGTGGCCAAAGGTGATGGTCATAACACCCGTCCTGATCCCTACGGGGCAATATACTCAGGACGTTAAAACCAAAATAACCCAATGTCTCCATATCGCTGTTGAATTAGCAACAATTTTCGGATTTAATGCGTATGGATATAGCGTCGACAAGAGCGCTGAATACCTAAGCCTCATGACGGTTAAAGTAGTGCGACCCGATCCTTGGATCGATGTTCTTAAATATAAGATCGCATGTTTCTTTAGTCATGAGATGGGCTTGGAACTTCCCCCTGACGAGTTCATGTTCAATGAACGTGAATCTTCTCGTGGGGTTTTGTTCCACGGGCGGTTGCGTAGGTGGTTGCGTGTCATTAAGAAACACGAACCACAGAAATATCAGTCGTTTATTACGTCTGTTAGTATTGGCCTAAAGAGTGGCCTTCCGCGACCGAGTCCAGCCCGAGTAGAGTTTGCTGTCAAAAAAACGGTTAATAAACTGTTTATTAAGCGACAGAAACCGAAAGATCCCGATCACCGTACTTTTAAGAAGTTTTGTCGTGATGGTAATATTAATATGTTCGGCGAGTGCAATGCAGCAAGTCTCCCTGACGGCCGTTTTGGCTATCAAAAGGGGATTTCTTCGCGTGCAACGCGGTGCCGCCCTCGTATTAGTCATTCTACCCTCATTAGACAGGTAATTCGGACTACCAACGAGATCTTTCGATTCGAGAAGTTTTCTTCGGATAAAGTTACTTTTAACTTTCCGAGTACTTCTGCGAACTACGTTCGTGGCCGTAATGACGGTGGCTCTGTCTGTTCCGTTCATGATTTCCTTCAAGAATTTATGAATGATTATACTAACCATACTGGTGAAGAATTTGATCGTTTCAAAGAGTTTGGTATAGGACTTGAAACGGAACGCTATTGGCACGAGTTTTCTCCTGAAGAATATTATTGGAGAACCACGCCAGATCATTTGAAATTGCGACAAGGAGAGGGCTTTATTGATTGGAGACGTCCGCCGTCTGGTGAATTTCGCCAGCGATTGCGTTACGTCGTCCGTGATCCAACTCATTTACAGAAAAAGTTTTTAAATTTTTATATGTTTATGGTTGAAAAGGCCATGATGGAGTCCACTAATGTGGAGCCCATTGGTCTTATGGAAGCCCTTAAGGTGAGGATAATCACAAAATGTCCTCCAGTTCTTATGTATGTAATGAAACCCATCCAGAAATGGATGGCCCATTGTTTGGGCCGTTATAGAGTTTTTGCACTTACAAAACAACCCGTGACTGAGAGATTAATTTCCGAATCTATTCGGTCTGATCTCAAACCGGGTGAGAACTGGTTAAGTGGTGATTATTCTGCAGCTACTGATAACCTCCGTAAAGAGTTTTCTGATGCTGTTGGTCATGCTGTCGGACGATACATTGTATCCGATGAATTTCTTGACTCCATAACTGTGGATAGACTCCGTCTGCTCCTGCGAAGGAGTTTAACGGGGTTCAGTCTCGGAATTATGGAGATCTTAGATCTTGGCGATGATCAAAAGAACCCTAGTAATTTTTACTACAATAGTGGTGATGTCTTTGGGATCAGAATTGGAGGTGTCGCAATAGAGGAATTTCTTAAGTCTGACTTGACTTTGGGACAACAGGATGGGCAGTTGATGGGCAGTGTGACGAGTTTTGTCGTATTATGTATCATCAATGCTGCTCTATGTCGTTATTGTCTGGAATTGGGATATAACCGAAAGTTCCAGTTAGATGATGACGACATAAATCTCCTGATCAATGGTGACGATTGTGTTTTCGTTGCCAATGATGGTGTGCATGCTGCATGGAGGTGGCTCGGCCCACGTATGGGATTAGAGCCTTCGCTTGGTAAGTATTATTATACAAATAAATTTCTCCAGGTTAACAGCCGCACATTTGTTCCGAAGCTTCGCCCTAGATTCTGCATGGACGCTAGTAGTTCGAAATCTTATATGCAGACTTTTTATAAGGTGAAGTTTGTTAGTATGGGACTTGTTCTGGGTATGGGGAGGAGTTGTGTCGCGAATCAGCCTAAAGAGGCCATTCAAGTTGATAAGCTGATGAATTTATCCAGCTGGTACAACGAGAATATGCGACAAGCTCCCTCCTATACTCATCGGAGTCTCCATAACAATTATGTAGGTCAGCTTAAGCTTGCCATAGATCATAAATCCTGTCATATACCTTGGTATCTCCCTCAATGGCATGGGGGTCTCGGATTGAGACCTCCCAAGTCATTAGGCATTAAGCCTAGTGTTGGGGACCTTAAAAGGTTGACTTCAGCCTTGAATGACGGCTATCATGTTCCTTGTTTAAAAACTAAGGATAAGTGGATTTATGACCAGGTCGTGAAGGACTGTCTCTTAAAGGAGTCTTTAATAGTTGATGACAGCCTCGGTTCGGATCAGGAGTTTGTTAATTCCTTACGTTTCCAAACCTTGACTTATTCCCCGTTAACAAAAATTATGTTCGGCTACAAATTCGTTGAAGAACAACGGTTACGGGTGGAAGCCGGTGGCAAGAAAATGAAATTTCCTCAAACATATGATTTGAACTGGCGTGTGGTCCGAAAACTTAACAGTTTTTGGAGGAGACGGTGTTATCCGAGTACTACTATTGAAATCAATGATTTATGGCGTACTACGGAAAAGTGGCGTGTGAATGTTCGTATTGAACGCGCTGATGATACCGTCTGGGACCGTGCCTTATGGTAATTGACGCATTGGGTTATTTATCTTAATTTGCTCTTTGCATTGAAGTACTTGATGTTGATGATGTTCGCTATTTGCACTTAGACCAACTGTTCTTTGTAGCCGGTATAGTACCGTACGCTACTTGTGTGTTCTACCCTTGTACAGAATTTAAACTGAGACAAGGATGAGACTCCCCTAAGGGACTCCTCATACACACAATGTCGGTTAGTGTCATAATCATAGCGTGCCGCCTTTACTTTTTGTGATAACCTTAGTTATCCAGTTTAGGGGGCATATGAGCATGCG